ATGTCTGGACTTATTAATCCACATGCGGCCCCGGAAGAAGCAGCCTATGCGCTACTGATTGAGCTCGTTCGCGCCCAGCGCGTGCCGCAATATGAAGGCGAAATTTCCGGCCTGCTGGCGATGTACGACGAAGCCGTTAAACACTTTAAAGAGAAAGAGACCGAGCGTTAGGCGTGGACATCGTGGTGCGAGAAAAGCGTGACGCCTGCGGAAGCCGCGCAGGCGTTGGCTGGATAGCGGCTTGGGTCATCAGCTGCCGCGGTAGGTAGAGTATCCGTACTGACTGAGCAGCAGCGGGATATGCAGTTTTTGATTTTGCTTTGTAACATTGAAAATAACCGGAATCACCGGGAAGAACGTATTCATATTTTGGCTTTTAAAATAGTCACCAGTTTTAAACGTCACTTTATACACCCCCGGCTCCATATTCTCCGCCTGCGGATAGAGCGACTTAATCCGCCCATCGGCATCCGTTTTACCGGTGGCGATATGCTGCCAGCTCTCCCCCTGCTGTTTATCCAGCTCAATCTGCACCCCCGGTGAAGGGAGCCCGGTTTGCTGATTAAGAATGTGTACGCTGAGCGTCCCCTCTGGCGCCGCCAGCGCGCTGAAGCTGAGCAGAGAAATTACGGAGGCGATAACTAATTTCATAATCGTGACCTTATTGGGCAAGTGAAAGTGCCCTAACTATAGTCAGCGCGGCGGGGAAAAAAATTAAACTTTTTGTTATCAGATTGCGGTTATTTGGCGGGGAACGGTACAACTGGGTGTACTCTGAAACAGGCCGCAAGCGGCCTCCTGCACAGAGAAGTCGGCTAACAGATATGGTTTGCGAAGCCACTTTTCATCTTGAAAAGTAGATTTTTTCCGGATAGCGGGTAACGAACGTCCGGGACCTACCGCTGATATTTATACCGTTAGACGCTCGTTGTCAGAAGAGGGATTGATTGTATATAGACTTTGGATAAATGTTTGGCCAGGATGGGAGCATAGCTTGTCACTGATGCACTCAATTTTACAAGGAATAACCCGATGCCATTACCCGAACGTCTGCAACCAGCCAAAGTAAACCGCCAGAAACTGAAACAGCTAGCGGACATGGCCGAAGAGATACTGGCGCAAATTGATAACGGGGCTAAGGAAGAGGATGCCGGGTTGAAAATGTTGATAAATGACTGGAATAGCCAGGTTATTAACCCGTATGCATTCTCTGATTTCCGGGATTTCTCTTCATGGACCAGTGCAAAAGACTTCACCCGGATGGCGTTTAATCAAGAAAAATACGTGGCGGATTTATCCTGGGATGAGCTGATTCAGATCATCCAGTTTGTGTGTCAGGCCGAAGGTAAGGAATCTGAACAAAGCTACGCGCTGGGACTGCTTGAGAAAAACTTTGATGCCAATCCATCCGACCTCATCTACTGGCCTAATGAATGGTTTCAGGATAAAGACATGCTTCATGTCGATTTAACGCCTGAAGAAATCGCCGGATACCTGATGGCAAAATCTGGCCGGCGGCTAAGCGATGCGCCGCAAATCGAGCTGAAGTATCCTATCCCTTCAAATATTTAAGGTGTATTATCCTGCCCGCAAAATGTGAGTACGGGCCCTGCTCCAGTGAGGAGTCTACCAGGTATATAGCCTGCGGATATTCAACGTAATGCGCGACTATTATGAATAATTCAGAGTAACGAACCATGCATAATTTGCGTTATGTCCGACGCCCTTCAGAAGCCAGCGATAGTGTAAGTATCACTGCAAAAAGCAGGGCGAGGCTAAACGTTGTCTTGCAATAGGTAGACCAGGCGATCAACTACTGATGAATCCGTTTAACGCTCCGCCAGGCGCCAACTCAATGAATGCCAAGTCATCGACAGCATGCACATCTTTGCTGATGAGTTACCACTTAATAACCCCCTGAGTGCTATCCAGGATTGATAGCGGAAATTAGAGGATAAAAGTACATAGCTGCAAAGGTGTTCGAGTTAGTCGGTTACGTCGTGCCCATGAACCTATTTTCGGGTAATCTGGATGTTGCTATTACCGCGTATGCGGAAAGTATTTCTCCATTTTCACGAACTCTGGTTCAACCCATTTAGGCCCCTTCACTACTTGACCATTCTCACCAGTCATCAAAATTCCGGCCTGATATAATCGGTCAAACGACTCGATTAATTCCGCATTTGTGATGTGCTCTGTTCGCCCCCTGATGATTAATGGGTCTAATCTGTACAAAGGAATCTTGTACGCAAGCGCGGTTAGCAGGTCATCAATAGACTCATCACGAAGCATTGCCTTAAATCTTTCAAGTTCAATATCTGACATATGAAATCAGGCTCCTGTTCTTTCAATATAACGAACGAGTATTCATATATTACCCAAGCCTTAATATTTTTGAGGAGGGCTCCTGACAGCAACTGTATCCTACCACAGCCGCCATGCTTAGCGCTCGCTGATTATCGGTCTGAAAACATGATGCGGGTAATGAAGTGCCCCTGCTGTTACGTGTCGTTGGCTGACAATAATGCATTCCAGCTCACGCGCATCAAACGGTGATAAAGGCCACCGCCATCAGACAGCTTATAGGGTTTGTCCTTAGTTTTAGATATATCGACCTGGCGGGCTGCGAGCTTCACCTGGGGTATCTCCTTTCATTGAACAGGAATCTCCCTCCACATGAATGTGGATTTCAATGAATCATAGAAGACATTGAGGTAATGGAATATTTGAAAATGCCGCGTATATACTGGGTTGAGTAGACTTCAGAGGACGCTAAGAGAAGTGAGTATGGCACGCCCTACAGGATTCGAACCTGTGACCTACGGCTTAGAAGTTCCTAGAACTATACGCTAATTCATACACTTACCGCGTCATTCCTGCGCTCACACGTCCCATGATGCGAAAAGTTAGAAAGAGATGAAAACGGTTAAGAAACTATGATTGTCCCAAAACCGTCTCACCCCGCCCCATTACGCGAATTCTCCCAGGATCAGGATTCCATCCGCGCCATCTCCTGAGATGCCAAAATCTGCGAGCAGCTATCCAGATCGCAAACTCGCCGGTTTACCTCATCACCAGAAAAGCGCATCATTAGCACGCTAGTTAATCATGTAATTTTCGGTGCGCACCACTCTTTAATGGTTAAACCGCCAGGCTATCGCTTCGCACATCACAAATGACATGCGCCACGACGGCGATGGCAGTCACGCCGTTAAATTTATTTTAATGGATGGGAGAGAATCTATTATCGCAACAGCCAGAAGGCCCCATCCAATACCAAATAAATTAGTCAACATTGCCACGGTGATCAGTTTAATAAATAACAAGAGGGACCATTTCGACTTTTTAAAACTAATCCTCATAAACATCTTCTGTCACCACGCCGGGAAAGAGGAAAGAAATGCGCCGTATGGCGCATTAATGTCAAGGCTTGTAGTAAACAGGACGGACACCAGAGTTAGATTGACCAACTGAAGTACGTCCACGGTTAGCGAGTAGCGCGTTGATACCGCCGCCTGTACCGTTCGAATATGCACCGCCCCGCAGTGTCATCACCTCGCCTCCTTTTGAGTACGACAGCGAATCATCGGAAACCAGGCCCGCCAGCGGGAACAGCATCAGTCTGCGCAGCACTCTTAGCGCCGCTTCTGCTACCGGCGTAGCACCCGGATTTCGGGCGCTCGTAAACAGCGTATTCTCACCATAAACCAGTGTGTAATTCCCTGTTCCCGATATGTCGATCCGCACGGAGTTGGTCGTGGTCGGCACCCAGGAATCGGTCCCGGCTGTCCCCGTACCGGTAGGCGTCAGCAGGGAGCCGTCGACGCCGCTCACTGCCTTCCACGCAGTTGACGACAGGGAGTGGTCAGTAGACCCCATCGCCGCATTGTTATTCGCCATTACCTGCAGCTCACCACCACAGAATCGGACTCCCGTCACCTGCTCCCAGACGTTGCCTGCTAAATCTGCAATGCCAGCGTAATCCCGGTTGTGCCGCCAGCCAACCGGGCCGGAACCCGTCAGCGTCAGACCCGTTCCGGATCCTGCCCCGGCCGTCATGCCATCAACCCGCCGCCCCTTTTCACTGATATTGTCAGATGACAGCCCCCATTTTGTATTGCCGCGCGGGGAATGGCCCTGGGAATAGCATAGTAATGCGATTGCAGCCCACTCAGCGTTAGTCATGGCATGCCAGCCAGGACCTGCAGCCCGCGCCAGGCTGATGCCGTCATTGTATGGAACGGATACAGCTGGAGCGCGGTCAGGCAGTGACAGTAACTGACCATTTACAATGCTCCCTGGATACGTCCCGACGAAAATCTGATCGACCTCGACGCCATTCACAATAAATGCCGGATGCGTTCCCGACCCCAGCGATGCATCAATCGTGCTGACGTCAAATTTGGGAATAATATTCACAAACGACGGGTCGCCGGCGCTGGTATAAAGTACAGTCTGCGCACCGCCGGAGGCAGCTTCAACGGCGCGACGTAATGAATCCTGAATTAATATAGTCATTTTTTTATTCCACAATATTAGAGGTCGTTACATACGGGGCGGCTGAACTGCTGATGTTCAGCGCACCTTTTGTTTTCGCGCGGGTGTCCAGTTTCATATAACGATTGACGCGGATATTCCTCCCCTCCAGCGTTATATCGATACTGTAATTTTTCGACGCACACTCAATGATGTTATTAATGCTGATATTGCTGACATTACCTGCCTTATAGCGGGAAGCATCCCCAAACCCGGCATACGATTTCAGAATCGCATTAACTTCATCCCAGCCACGGCCTGGAGTCATATAGTTGACGCTGCTGATACCGCTGATTGTCACGTTGTAGATTTTAAACTGCGTGGTCAGAATGGTGCTGACCTGCTCGTTACCGGTTAACCCGATATTCGTAGCAGTGATATCGTGAATATCGTTGTCGGTTCCCACGGCCTCATTTCCTGCCCACCCGTACCAGAAAGGACAGGTTGGGTAGATCCACTGGCGAATTGACCCCGGTGTCGGGATTTTGTCAGGGCCGTAAACCAGGGAGTCATCACTATTGACCATAGCTAGGCAGTCATCGCGCGCATATCCGAAAATCTGACGCACACGCATGTGACTGGCGCCGTTGGTGAAGTGGATCCCGTCGCCGTTTTTGTTCGGCTGCCACAGGTCGATATCGTGGATGTCGCCGTACTTGGCACCATACCCGAAATCTGTCCCCCAGTTTTTTGCGTTCTGGAGTTTAAAACCACCAATCTCAAAATTCTGCGTACCGTAATAAATCAGCCCTGTACCTCGCCATCCGTATTCATCACCAATCCAGTAGCGAGGCCCGGCACCTGCGGGGATATCAGCATAATACGGCACATCGGCACCACTTAACTTCGGATATCCCGTACCAATCAGACGAACGTTGTCGGTTATCTCAAGGTCGAGGCACAGACCAAACGGGTCGTCAGGATTGACAATAACCCCGGCAGCACGAAACAGATTGTCATGCACGCCATCCTGCAGTTTAATCTCGACACCGTCCAGAACAACCCAGACATTGCTGCGATGAATTACGGCTTCGGAGATAAGGAACTGCTTTTTGACATAGTCAGATGACAGTATTAACCAGCCACCTCCGGCATCATGCACCCAGTCCATTGCGTTCTGGATCCACTCAATATCGGTAGTGCCGCTGAAATCCTGCAGCCAATATTCGTTAGGGTAGTTACGTCCGAGGCGCTCACGTTCTGATGACAGCAGCTTATGTAGCTCATCCTTGTAGACGTAGTTGTAATAAACTATCGAGACCTCGGACCAGTTGGGTGTTCTGTCGGTGATTATCTGCTGCGCCCAGTACGCGGCATTTTCGGGGATAATCACATAGCCCGAACTGGAGAACACGGGGCGGTACGCGATCAGTTTTTTGTCAGCATCAAAGAACACAACATTATACAGGCTGCTGCTCTGCCCCGGCGATGAGGCTACAGGCAGACCACTGAACAGGAGTCTGCCGCCCACACAGGAATACAATCCGGTAGAGTAGTTAACGATTCCGTCCTGCGTTATTGAACTGGCATTGATGTTCCCGTTATCCAGACGGACCGGAATCAAATCAGACTTTGTCAGCTTAATAACCGTGTCTGCTTCCCGGCCACGAAGACGATGGTCAATCGTCAGTGACGCACCAGTTACATCCGCAGAAGGGGACGCGCTCTGGTCCAGCGTGTTTGCGACAACAAACCCATCCTGGGTAATTTCACACTGGTAATACCGCGCCTTATACGCCGCATACGTCCCGCACATGATCCCCAGGGGACCCACATACGCCCCAGAAGAATCGTACAGCGCGGCTGCATGGCCTGCGATTGTCGTTGAGGTGTGAACGGTGAGGCGCACAACGTCGCCCTTGCGAACCGGGATCATCCCGGTCCTGCGGTATTGGGTGTTGCTACCGAACGACCCGTTACTGGCGTTGACTGTACCGGGCACGGAAAATGCCACATAACCATACTGTGATGCGCCGTCAGGAGTTACGATCTCAGCCGCCAGCGTGTTCAGCATTTCAGTGCAAATCTGGACGGACGACAGCAGCCCGGCCACGCTGGATTGCGTCTGCTGCCCTGCTGCTATCAGCGCTGTCACTGACTCCACAAGCACGTTGAAACCGGTCATAAGATGAGTAGACTCACCCACTCTGCTACTCAACTGGCTGACCGTCTCGGTGAGTGCATGAAAACCCGTCAGCAGATTCTGTACTGCCTCTCTGGTGTCAGCATCTGCAACCGTCCCGGACCCGCCCTCTGCCATAACGTGCAGCGCCGTCATTAAACGCTGGACGGTATCTGACATGAGTTCAACTGCGGCCCCGGATGGCATCTTCCGTCCGGTAGCAGTCAGGGTGCCACCATTGTTGATGTACTCATCGGCCAGAGAGCTTCCGTCCTGACTGCGAACATAGGTGCTGCTGCCTTCTGGAATATTCGCAATATCCGCCTGCGCCGCCGCCAGCGTCATATACTGCCGGCTGAGAGGGATCAGGTTCTGCCGCGTTTCTTCAATTTCGTCTTCGTTTTTCTTTACAAGCCCCGCCCAGGTCGGCTGCATTTTTCCGGTACGGGTCTCGACTTCAAGCTCATCGCTATTAATCATAATATCCTGAACATGGTTATCATCCCAAATATCAGGCATAGCAGAAGACGGGACAGGGTTACCCGTTTTATATAAAGCCATTATTTACACTCCGGATTTATCAGGCGGAACGATACCAGCCCATCAGTTTTACGTAGGAGTTGGTGATATTTAATGCGGTACCACTACCCATATTTTCGGTATTACCGGAAACGTTGTGACCATGGGAACCCAATTCAACACTATGGGTATGATCCCCAGCCTCTGAAGTAGTGCCGAAATTAGTACCCCCGTTAGAGCCCACGGCCTGATCTGAACCACCCTTTTTTTGCATTGAGCTGCCCCAGCCATGCGAGTGCGCACCCTGGCTGTTAGTAGTTTTTGTCCCCAGATCGACCGAAGCTGCAGTGCCGCTGACACTCAATGCCTGGGCAGGCAAGTTTCCCTTAGCAATGGTAACGGTATCAGCCCCGCCAGTCGTTAATACATCGGTTCCGTTCTGAAGGCCCAGGCGAATTGTTTTGTTTTCTCCGATGTAATTCCATGCCGTCCCAGGGAAAAGTGTGTTGGGGTTTTTGTTCTGAGCGAAGAACAACACCGCGCCCACCGGGTATACGGAATCAATTTGTAATGAGGTAAGGGCCGTTAATAGCTGTGCCTTTAGCGCAGCTGTGTCCCCGTTATCGAGGACATCCTCGGCGGTTTGCTCCAGAATTATCTGCCCCAGAACGCTAGCCATTACGGTACCCTGTCGCAGCGCTTTGTTGATCTGCTCAGAGCGGGCTATCCCCGCAGTAAACCCGGTGGACAGAGCTACCAAATTTTCCCAGTCTGTTTGCGAGGACACGTTTGCACCTGCACCAACGGCAAACGGCTTAAAATTATTTTCAGCCATCAGAATGTTTCTCCCCATGCGCCGACATCAAAACCCGCGATGTAATCGTTATCGGCATCGAATCCAAAAAATTTATATCCGTTGGATGGTGTAATTGTTTCCCTTATTCGTACCCCGGCAGCTTTCACCGTCAATAACCCAGCGCGAATGACAAAAACAAATTCAGCAGGAAGTTTGTCTATCGGGTTTATATCGTAGCGTGATGGCTCATATCCTTCGGGTAGCGGAATAAACGGGCCGTGGTTAATTGCAGAGTCAAATATCAACCGGTCAATATTGGGAATGATATATTCATCATCCACGACGATTAAAACCGATATCGACATATCCTGATTGTCCAGGATAATCATTTTTATACCCGTGCCTTCAAGCGCCGTTTCCAGAATATCCGGCAGCGTGCCGTTCTGGCCGTTCCAGTTGTTTATCCCTATGCGGGCCTTGAGCACGACGCGATAGACATCATCGCTGAGATACGTCAGCGCGTCAGTGGACTGGTAAGGGCCCAGCCAGATCCCCTGATCCCAACCGACACGCTCTTTATCCCACTGCAGGAAAACTCCAGTAATGGGTGCCGCTACCGCTCGGGATACGCCGATCCACTTGCCGAGGATATCCAACTGGTCGCCGACTGCGGTATCAACATCAAAAGCGGTGATTAACCCTGACGTAGCAGTAGAAACATCAATCAGCGGCCGCGTCGATAAATCAACGTGCTCGACGAACTTGGGCTTTCCGGCGTGGTAATTGGTGATCAGGTCGGTGTATTTGCTCATGGCGTCACCACCAGTGCAATGTTATCCACGCTGCAGGATGCCGACTCATCATAGGCAACAACCAGGTTAGCCGCGGCTACATCATCGGCAGATCGCCCAATCAGCAGCTCCATGATGTCGTAATAACGCGCGTTACCGCCGCTGACGACGCCCAGGTTAGCCGGGGAGTAAACGCGGCTAAGCAGCACGCTGTCACCGATAGCCAGAGAGTTGATATACGCCGCCACCGCCGCCTTAATCTCATCTCCTACCTCAGAGCTATAACCAGTCAGCGCCTGGAGCGTGATCGACACATAGATCGGTACATCCACCGGCCGGGAAAAGCGGATGGTATAGGGGTTGCCGTATTTGTCGGTGACTATCACGGACGTAGTGCCGTAAGTGGATACGCCCTGCCCTTTAACGCTGCGGATAGTGTTAGCGATTTCCGTTGCATCACCACCCTCGACAATCGCCGAGATCGAGTGCGGAGGAAGTCCGTTTGAATCCGTCACCTCCTGGTCGTTCTCAAACAGTTTGTGACGGGTCACGCCTTCAACGTTGGCAATCGCACCATCTACCGCATCAAATGGCGTGAGAGACGCCAGCGCGACGCTTTGCGACTGCCTTACGCGTAGTTCTGCATCTGTTTCCGCTGCTACGCCTACTGTAGCCGCCAGCGGGTTAGTTACCGAAGCCCATCCGCGCGTAGGTGTGTTGATGCCGTTTACCGACCCCGCTACCGCGGCGACCGCTCCCGAGTTTGCACAGGTGGCCGTAGCTACCACTGTCCCGTCGGAGCCAATGACCACCGTTGCAGGCAGATTCCAGACCACGCTGTTTGTGTCGCGCACTGAGCCATTGGTGATAGCCGTACCGACGGTACCGGTAAGCAGCAGATCGACGGTTGAATTTGTCGCTGCGCGCCGGGTGATGCCGTTAATTTTGACGTTGCTCGTCAGTGCGTCACCCAGGGCCGTCGCCGGCGAGAATGACCTGTAAACCGAAATGGCCGTGTTATTGGCGTCGTGAATGGCCAGCGCCACCAGCGCCACCATCTGGCCGTCTTTGCTGTCAGGCTCCAGATAGGCATCACTGCCGTAGATCTGCTGGAAATAACCAGTGATGGTATCCAGCACAGTTTGATAATCGGGCGCACTAATCCCCTCAGCGGTTACCGTTGCCGATAAGCCGAGTGTGTCGAGGTCCAAAGACATTACGCCTCCGAGGTTACTGTGGTTGTCCCGTAGATGGTTTCTACCGTTGCTGTGAACGTTACACGGCGCGTGCGGCCGTCAACTTCGGTGTTAAATTCGGTAATAGAGCTGACACCCTGCGTTTCCAGAATGCGCCGGCGGATAGCCAGGTTGTAGGTGTCAGGCTTTTGCTTACCCAGAACGGACTGAATCCATGGCGTACCTTCTGTGGTGTCCAGAAACCACTGACCGTACCAAAGCAGGAAGCGAGTTTTAATGGCCTGCGCGACAGCCTCGGGGGAGTTAACCAGCCAGGTATCATCGCCCTGACCGAAGGTGTAATCCCCATCGTCATCTTCTCGACGGTATCGCATATCATCCTCCGAGTGGTGCTGTACTGCTGCCACCAGGCTCAACGCCACCATGCGTATGTTTATCAACGATTGAGCCATCCACCAGCTGCAGGCGGCCGTCAGAAAGAATTTTAAGCCCGTTCAGGTTAAAACCTCCCGGCGCCGTGCCATTGATAGCTCCGCTGGCAGGATTAAGGCTCAACTTTGTTTCCCCGTCATCACTGCGCAGCTCTACCGCACTGGTGCTGATACCGCCGATTTTCTTCGCCTGAGACTGCGGGCCGACAATGCAGAAGGCATCGGATAAATCATGCATGCGCTCGTCTACTGGCTCCTGAATACCTCCGCTTTGCCACCAGAAATCAATACAACGGTCCGCAAAGATAACAAGGCATTCATCACCAGCCTTAACAGGAAAAGTCAGCGTGCAGCCTCCGCCGCGAGGGAATAGGACAGGAACATCTACCAGCAGCGGATAATCATTCGTTAATTTGTTGCCGTCGTTATCGCGCTCGATGTAGCGGATAGCCGGCTGCACTACGGCGGTCACTGCGTCAGGATCGAAAGACTGGATGATGCCGGGCATTGCAACACGAAGCTGTTCGTTAAGCGTCTTCCTCTCTGACGCCAAAACCTGCGCCAGTGCCCCACTGCGGGTTTTATCGGATATCGCCATTTACTTTACTCCGGGCATTAAAAAACCCGCCGAAGCGGGTTAATTTGTTAACAGATAAATGCGTTTTTACCAAAGCGGCACTACTGGGATTAATGGTCTTTGATAACCAGAAAGAGCTACTAAAGCACTTACATAAGAGGAAATGTAAGGAAAAACAATAGATTCCGTACGCGCTTCATCTATGATCTTTTCAGCTTCGTCCTCAGAGACATCTCTTTCAAAACGGATAATAAACTCCGCTATTAGGCTTACTTCATAGTTCCCGTAGCTTACAAGTTTTGCATCAGCTGTTAACTTTGCTGTAGATGAACTTCCTTCGTTGAAGCTGACAGAACCGTTAAGCGAGAACGCGTTGGTGTGCTCCCCATCAGCCTCATCAAGGTTTGGCAAAAGATGAACCGAAGTCACGATCATGGGAGCAATATTAAGTTTCATTTTTATCCCTTAAAATGCAAACGACAATGCGTTTTCAGTACCATTTTTACTTATATTGACATCTTTGGCAGAGGCGCTACGGCTGACTTCAACAATCTCTACAACGGAAACCGAGCGGAAAAATAGCTGATGTTGGTTTTGGTCAGGTTCAGGATCAGCCAAGCCTGCAGAGACCAGCGTTTGGACAAATTCTTCACGGCTCATCTGCTCTAGCCGAGCGATAGCTTCTTGAACAATCTGCATTTGTGTCTTCATACCTTCCCCCTCTCCACTACCTGTAAAGCATTGACATCAATTGCAGTCTTAGGTTCCTTCACGCAAATTATTCTACATGTTGGTATGCGCGAATAGTACCGATTACGTCTTGACCAAACATCAAGCTTAATGAACTCAGGGTTTATAATCGCTTCGAATTCAGTATTTTCAAGTATATGATTGCAAACTTCACAATCGTTACGAATAGCACTAACCTTCGGTTTAATCTTATCTTTCTTCATTTTTTCAATGAGGAAATTTCTGAAAACATTGTAAGCAATTTGCCCTTCTTGCTCATCAAGCCGCAGAACCGAATTGACTTTGATGATAGCTTTTATGACCGCGTAGCGATGATATTTTTTCCTACGAGCCTCTGTGTCGTAGGATTGCACCTTCGCCCAGTTTCTGGCGTCGACTAACGGCTTACTAATGCCATCAATGAAAAAGTAAGCTCCAGTGCCTAACCATTCATCATCCTTTGCACTCACAGAAAAATTATTGCACAGAATGGAAGTACGGTTTTTTTCATCTGTGCCGTGAAAGCCTTCAAACTCCATCCTGAAATCTCTCTCACTGAATGTGAAAAAAACTAAGCAAAGTTGCCTAGCGTGCTGCAAGGGATGCGCTACTGTGGATGGCTACTCTATCACCAACATTAGCTCCGTCAAGAAATTCTAGTTTGAATGAATTTTTTTGCAGGGAAACGAACCGATGATTTTTGGCGCATCCATGCTGTTCTGTAGCAGTTGAACATTGAGCCAAGATTTGCCATCCCGCTTGATGAATTGAAATCCGTAATTATTTCCATCACGGGAAGGCATTATACCCATATCCCATTTGGCATTTGATTCGTCACCTTTCTTTCCGAGATATTTAACCTTTTGACTGGTAACCAATTCTCCATTGATTCTTACCAGACCCTCAGAATCGTTAATAGTTAGCTTGTAACCGCCACATTGGATGGCAGAAAGTGCCGGTGCAGAAAATAAAGCGATCAATATCAATAATTTTTTCACCCAGCGCCTCTCTCCAGTGCTGATTGAGTTTTTAGATCCATCGCGCCACGCGCTTCACACATCATATCCATGTACCACGCCTGGCCCCTTGTGTCGCCAGTGTACATAATGCCACGGACAATATAAACGCCGTCAGTCGCAATACTGGCAGGCTGCGCAGTCGTGCCTTCAATGGTGATGTTTCCGTTGTTGTTCTGGTCAGTGATACGCCCCTGCGTCATGGCGATATCGCTATTCCCCAGTGCGGTACGGAACACAGAAGCCTGATTCAGCTCGATCAGGCCATTAACGCGGATGTTAGGGTTAATCAGGCAACGGACGTTAACGCCGCTACCAATGGTCTGCTGAGGCATACCCACAAGGCCGGTGGCGCTGTTCAGCTTAATGGCTTCGTGAACAACCTCATTTTTCGCCACCATTTCCCGCTTGCCGTCGACAAACATCCAGTCAGCCTTGCATTGCTCGGCGACGTTATCCATCAGATGCCGGGTCATACCAAAAAGCACCCTGCCGCGAGGAAACACCGTTGCAGGCATGGCAGGGGTATTTCCTTCCGTGGCCCCGTTAGCGTTGAAGTCCTTCATAAGCACTGCATTGACATCAGAGACCGTATAGCCAGCCGCCAGCGTCTGGGCAGTGATCGAGGTAGCGAATGCCCGGTCAGAATCAGCCGCCTGAATGAGGACAAAGCTATCAACGGGGTTATCTTTCCCTGTGATGGTGTACCGGATTTCCCCGTCGAAAATCAGCCCATAATTTCGACCGTCCATCTGCCCGACTTCATCGGGGTTTACTGTCCTGGCGACGCCTACCTGGCTGGCGGAAACATCAGCTGCAATACCATCGTAACCAGCGATAACCCTAATCCGGGAGAATTCCTCTCCGACGATCCGGTTTACGGTATCAGCTGAAAGGTTATAGATTTTGAAAGTACCTACTCGCGTTTCGCTGCTGAGATTAAACCAGTCGATAGTAAAAGTGCTCTTGAAGCTACCAAAATCAGTAGCGTTCCCCTTCGAATCGACTAACTGCAATTCGAAGTGCCGCATCCAGTTCTGAGACATTTTTACTCCGTTACCGCATAAAGATGGCTGTAAATACCCAGATCGGCCTCAGTTGGGTTTTCGCTGGACTGGTTGTCGCAGCCCACATAAAGCGAAAAGCCAAGCCCGAGATAGCGATACTGCGCCAGCAGGTCGGCGCCGGTGATAAGCGGGATCCCCTTTATCAGGTCCGCACCGCTGCTATCCATAATATCCAGACACCAGAAAGCAGCACGCCAGGTCACAGCCATTTGCAGACTTTGACCTGCCACGGATATGGAGAATCGCTGGTTTTCCGGAGAAAGAGGGATTTCGCTGATCGTCATTTACCCTCCCGCTACAAAGCCACTTAACCGGCTCAATATTGATTCATTTTTTTGAACTGGCGTTTTCACCCCGGAGTTTTGCACGGCTGAGGTGTTCGCCCCTAACTTCATGTTGGACTTTGGAGCTACCTGCGTGGTGGTTGTGCTTGTGATAATCACTTCCCGGAGCGTCAGCACGGCAGAGAGAATATTTTCCGACGTTCTGTCGGTAGTGACCTCAAGCGCACGGATCAGCATATTGGTGTAAATCCGCTTACCGGTCACCACATCTAAAGGCACCCTGCTGCTCTGCAGATTTAACAGTTCCTGATAAGTTTCCTTCGGGCCAATACCAACGCTTAGCCCAAGAGAAGATGTATCTACGAAGTCAAGTAAGGAACCGCCGCCAGCAAAACCGACCTGCATTACCACTTCCGAAGGACGTCGAAATGCATGGTCGGAAATTGCTGCGCCAACCTCTACGGGATGCTCGGTTATTTCAAGAGAGTCATCGTGCTTTTCTGAAATAACAACACTGGGGACTATCAGCCCGATCCGCCTGCTCTGCTGCTGAAAGAGAGTAGAAAGAATATCCATCATCCTGCTCCAGTTTGGTTATTTCTCAGCACTCTGGCATTAGCATCAAGCTGGCGGCGACTGACTTCCTGTCCAATTTCCTGCGCATTACCGCCATAGATGTTGTAGGTGTTTTGCTGATTCACCTGCGCTCCAGCAGCCTGATGGGCAAGCGGGCTATTCCAGTTCGAATACCCCTCTTTGCGGGCCATAGACTGCATGAGCATAGCCATCGTATTGGGGTCGGACAGGTTTAATGCTGCCGTCGGCGATACACCCATCCAGCCAGCAACGTCACGGGCATATTTGGCAGGATCGTTGTTATCGGCCGCAGGCGCCCAGGTGCTGACGATATCCATGATAGTCTGCAGGCGGCGCCCGGTCGTTTTCCCTGTGAAGTACCGCATGAGCTGGTTTTTCATGGCCTCCCAGCCTTCCAGCGCAGAACCAAACGCACGAAAGCCACCACCGCCTACGGGCCGAATATTGCCGGGGTTATTGTTGCGATCTGCAAGCGTATTCCCCTCGCCACGGAAGAAACGGCCTATGCTGCGCGGGTCAAATCCTGTCTTATCCTTTATCCAGTCAGCAGTGCTATTGGCACTGTCAGAAACGCCGGGCAGCGCATCAGGCTGGTTACTACCTTGTTTGAGAAGAGCCTTGCCAATACTTGCAGCATCCGACCAGCGACCGTCCTTGATAGCGTTAAGCAGGTCGCCGATCATACTCAGCATCTTGCTAAACTCACCCATCTGGGTAATGAAGTTGCTGAAATCCCATTTCAAAGACCAGGATTTAGGGTCGATATTGAGCAGCTTTGCCAGCGCTTTTCCGAGATCGAGGACAGTCTGTTTCAGGTCACCGACCATCTTCAGTGCTGCGTCTACTTCAGGCTTCCATTTACCCCAGTCAATGAGGCTCTTACCGCCCTCCTTCCAGGTCTGGTAATCCTCCCATAGCAAAGCTATGGCAGCGGCAAGACCGAGAACCCACGTAATCGGCGATGCGATCATAGCGCGGTTGAGCATCCACCACGATGCGGTTAGCGCTCCAATTAGTTCGATCAGCTGCTGCGACTGCTTATCAAGAGAGTCCCACCAGTCGCTGATACCCTGACCCAACTGGATGAGGCGGTAAATTACCCTGCCTACCATCTCGCCAGCCCAGAGAATTCCTTTCACCGTACCGGTTATTGCGCCTTCAATTTTCGGGAAGTTTTCCAGTATCTGGCGGCGCAGCCTGTCGAGAGAGCCAGCAAGTCCATCAGCGAGACTGGAGCCGATTTTATCCCGCGCCATGCCTGCCATCAGCCCAAAAGAGCGCAGCGAGGTCATGAATTTATTGGAGCTGACGGCGGCCACATCGGCGTTATAGCCGATCGCCTTCGCCATCGCGGTGTATTCGCCACTAAACTGGCCGATACCGCGACGCATTGCCATCAGGGTGTTTTCATCCAGACCCAGCATCTGAGCGTACTGGTTCGCGCGGTAATACGGCATGCTGCTAAGACGCTGGCCGACGCCGGTAAAGATCGTCGCCATATCCCGCATGTTGCCGCTGGCATCACGCGTTTGAACCCCCAGCCGGTTCAGGAAACCCTCAGCGCCGGGATTGTTACGCATGAACCTGGCAAGATTTTCGAGAGAGCCGCGGGCCCCGTCGACACTGCCGCCAACCTGACTAACCGCATACCCAATCTGCTTAATGCCCTCCACCGTCGCGCCTGTGCGCTGAGAGGCCCAGTACAGGTCGTCGAGACCGCTGGCAATTTTCGCGGTGAATGCAACGACGGAAAGCGCCGCTGCCTCAACTTTGACGCCCAGCTCAATCGCTTTAAGCGTTGTCCCGGCAACGACGGCATCGAATTTTCTGGCGCCAGCCTCATCAACTTTGAACCCAAGCGAGATCAGAAAGTCCTTGAGCGTATCAGCGTTCATTAGCCTCTCTCCATTTCGCTATTCGGTATTCGTTATCGGCTTCCAGATCCAGCCAGTCGTTCATTCTGGCAATGTCAGCCAGGTCGAGAGAGCCATCTTTGAGGGATTCGTATCGGCATAACCCTTTGGTGACTGGCCTTGCCAGAAAGCTTTCGCCTTCCGGCAGGGATTCCAGCGTTAAGCCTGCGGCGACGGGTCCACCGTCTCGCTGGCGGGGAGTTCTTTCAAAAAATTTCCCAGACTGTCGGCGACCACCCGCGCCACCAGCTGCAGCATCGTGAACAGGTCGATATCGTCGAACATCAGCACGCCCTGATCGAAGACTTTCGCCCAGCCCTTTTCGTGCTGACGGGAGACGACACTCAGGCACGGATAAATCACCGCGTTAACATCGTCGTCCGGCAGCGCGGCCAGCGTATCGGCAATTTTCGGCAGCACGCTTTCCAGCACGGCGCCGGAGTTACCGGCGGCGGCCTGAGCCTTCAGTGTAGAGAATTCACTGACCAGACCAGCCAGCACCGGCAGCAACTTACGGCTAACCTTCAATTGCTGGAAAACGTCGAGTTTGGCGGTACGGTAGTTAACGCCTTTGATTTCAAATTCCATCTGTTAAAACTCCCCTAGCAGCTGATCAATCTTGCCGCAGTCAAAGACCCAGGAAACCGTATTGCCGACTTTGGCGTTAGCGTGATCGGGTTGCTTCTGGAAAGCACAAGAACGCGCTGTAGTGGTATCACCTGATACTTTGTTGCGAATGACGATGACGTTATTGCCCCACGTCGCCGAGGACAGGCTCTGTGCGTTGTACATCAGCGAGAGCTTTTTGTTTACCGGGGAGGTTTTCAGCAAAGTTACCGTGATAGTGCCGCTCTTACCGGCGTGCAGGCTGTGCATCACCTCACCATCGGCGCCGACGGTCATGGTGTTTTTTGCCTCGGTCATCGCAACCGCAATACCTTCTTCGGAGTTCGCCGAGCCGTAGCCCAGATCGATACTGCCGGTTGGGCCCGTCAGGGATGCCGAGACGTCAATAAAACTATAGGTTCCGCTCATGGTCGCTCCTTATCGCACCACATTGATCTGCACGTCGGCATAGTGAATGGCACCCGCCAGTTTGATCGCCGCCTGAATCACCGGCGACTTACGCGCTTCCCTGTCGGACTGCGCCTGGTTATCTACTGAATCGGCGCAGACGTAGTAACCTTTAGTCAGGGTATCGCCGGATTCAATCTGGCCAATCGGGCCACCGTTCCAGACACCCGGAGCAATAAGGCCGTTATTTACCGCCTGATCCAGTGAGGCTTCGACGTTGGTCATTAACCGGGTAACGCCCGCGTCGGTTTGCGGAATTTTGGTAGTCGAGGTGTACAGCAGGTTGTAAAGGTTGGTCTGCACGTAGTTCTGCAGCCAGTCCAGGCCGTGGCGCTCATCAAAGAAGTCTCCGTTCGCCATGACACCCTGCTGGATAATTGCTGTATCGTTGGCGTAGTAGACGTAGACGTTACCGTTAATGGCATCAATAGCGGACGCCTGTGCGGTCGTCAGCGTTTCGTACGTCACGCCCGGCTCGGTTTTGAACTTCAGGGTGATCGTGGTGTTGTTGCCGGTGAAATTCACCGTAAACGCACGGCCAAATGCCGAGATAGCGGCGTATTTGCTGCTGGAGCTGTACTGCCAGAACGTACGGCTGTAGCCGGCGGCTTTCAGCTTATAGCCGATGTTGTCGGTATTCCCCGAGACCAGCACATTCACATCATCAGTGGTAACGGCCAGAATGCGACTCAGGCTGGATGCCTCGATCGCCGCAGCAACCGAAATCACGTCAGCCTCAACCAGATCGGCGCTGTCGGCAATCGCCAGCCCGTACCAGTTGGTATATTGCAGGGAGGCATTAACCGCCTGCAGCAGCGTTTCAACTGTGCCCTCTTCACCTTCCGCCAGCGTCTTCGCCCAGCGGCCGATATAGACCAGCGTCGGTTTTGGTGATTGTGAAAAGAAGATGGTCGCTGCTTCGTATTCCGGGGAGTCAACGCCAAAATCATCGCCGATATCTTCAATGGCCGAATACTGGCGAATGCGCTCGGTAACCGGAATAACGGTAGAGGTTCCCAGAATGAGGAGCGCACCGAAGTTTCGCCCCGTTGCCGCTACCGGTGACATGATGACGTCAACGTTAACGACATTGGAAACAGGTAAGCCCTGTGCCATGTTTTAATCTCCAAAAAATTGCACTGGCGCGTCGACCAGCGATTGAATGCCGTACTGGCGGATGATTTTGCGGCGCAGGTCAACGCTGATATCGTACCGGCGCACCCACTGGTTATTGATGAGTTCGGGCAGATTGAGGATCCGCCCATGCTGCAGAAATGTCAGGCCTGAGCGGTTGAGCTCGTCATTGTTCTGCGAGACCAGCAGACCGTCACGAAAGCGCGTGGCCATTGCCAGCCCCTGCGGGCCATAGAAGCACAAGATCAGGCTCACGGTCTCATGCGACCACTGTTCGGTGTTCTCTTCGCCCTGCACGTACGCCGGGTTGAAGTCCTCCTGAATGCCGGTGATACCGAACGCGCACCAGGTGGTGCCGTTTTTGGGTATCTGCTTTTGCGGGTCAGTCCAGCGTGGGTAAACCAGCGTGGCAGCCAGCCCTGTCACACCCCGTATCCAGCGGCTGATTAGCCGTTCCAGATCCTCATCGTAGGGCGGTGAATCACCGACGGGGGTCAGATATCCCGCCGTTGTGCTGTCGTTACTCAATTGGCGTTCCCCCGTCGAATTCCAGAAGCTCGCAATGCGCCTGAACGAACCCGGCACCGTACGCCGTATACGGGTCGACAAACGTCACACGATAATCTCGCCCGCGGTAGGTTACGATATCGGCATCTAATCCGGGTTGCCCCTGAGTCAGCCTGAACTGCGTCACGATGAGAATGGCCCCGTTGATGTTCTGTCCGGCGGCCATACGCTTAGCCTCAAGCGAGCGGTCGACGGTTACGACACCAGAGAACGGAATAGCCTGCGCGGTATTGGTCGGAAAATTATCTTCGTCCACCGTCTGCACCTGCCGATAACACACCAGAGACAGGTCGACAAAGTCCGGATCAAGCAGAACATCAGTCACATCGAGAAACGGCATTATTTTTTCCTCACCACGTAGTTAATCGCCCGCAAAAGGAACCCATGGTCATAAAGCGGTTTTACGTCCTGACCATTACTACGGCGTCTGGCTTTCGTTTTTTCCGAAAGTGGCGTCAGTCGGTCACCATCGCCAATGACCGCCTTTGCCGCATCGCGGGCAACCTGTCCAGCGGACTCAAGGTGTTTCTCAGCCAACACGGCGTTACCGTCAAGCGCCGCCTGCGCAGCGAGTTTTAGCTTGGCCGTCGTCTTATCGCGAGAATCCTCAATGCCGATATCAAGGAAAGGTCGTGGCGGGATCGTGACCACCTGCGCAGGAACCGTGTGCGTGGTAGAAAAATTGCTTTTTGATGCCTTAACAAATCGACCATTCCGCTTTAAATCCCCATGTGCATCCACTTGGCGATAAATGGTTGTTGTGTGCTCAGGGATTGTGATGGTGGCCCCTGTCGAGTGCAAATAACCCAACTCAGCGTTGTTATATGGTGCCCCATCCTCCCTCTCGGCCTTATCCGCAGGAATTCCCACCAACACATCAGTACTGGATAACTGTTTCAGCGCGTCGAGAACACTGGCGTAATTGTCTTCCCGAATTGTGAGCCCGCTTTTCATTCCGGCGTCCCCAGTTGAACCGCTCCGGCACCAAACATCATCAGGTATTCCCAGAACTCCGATCCGTAACGGGAGTTGTTCCAGAAACCGGCATCAGGGTCCAGGGTTGCGCTTGCGTCATAACTGGCTGAAACCTTATCCACTGATTTCGCGGTTTGTATGCCGCTATTTACGCCACCAGCAGTACCCACAGCCACACCACGCATATCGGCGGCGTAGAGGTACAAATAGTGCGCAACATACAGCCCGACGATGTAGGGAAAGATATCCACGCCAAAGCGCGACTCACTCAGCATGGCATCAGCAAGATTCAGTCGAGCCTGAATCATTGGCGTAGGGTACTTTGTTTCGTCAGCGAACTGTGGGAAGGTTGCCCTGAACTGCTCAGGCGTCGGCAGACTTTGATTTCTTGCCATTATCGGTAGTCTCCGGCAATTGCGCTTCGAGTTCAGCAATACGCGCGTCTTTCTCAGCGATTTTTGCTTCCAACTCAGCAATGCGCGGGTCTTCTGCAATCGCTGGCGCTTCGCCATCCGGTGAACAGTGCGCTTTTACGAACCAGTGCTCAGCAACGGTGTCATCGACGTCGTGGAAGCCAACCGGGAAATGCTTTTGCTCTTTGCCGTCGTTGAAGTTAAACGGGGAGAGTACGTAAATCTTTTTCATTGCAAGTCCTCATGAGCGGCCCTTTCGGGCCGCCGCAGGTTAGATGCCGTCGACGTAGGCCAGAGTTTCCGGATAAACCGGCTCTACTGCACCCAGCTTGCCGTAATAGGTTACGAGCTGATACAGGCCGCGATACTGGATCGGCACGCTCATCAGCGGAACCATCGGGAAGCGAACGTATTTCTTGTCGTTGGTGTAGAACATCATGCGATCAGAGTTCGACACGCCACGACCTTTCGCCCATTTCACCGGACGGATGTTCAGAGGGCGCCCGTTCTGGTGGTATGCGATGGTGTTGGTTTCCAGATAGGTCAGCAGTGACTGGTTACCAGCGCTGGACACGATGGTGCTTGCCAGCAGAGAGAACTGCTCCGGCGGGATCAGCAGGTCCGTCGGCACCATGGAGTAAGCCGAGTTGGCCCACGCTGCACTCAGCCCGGCATTAATGCTCGCCCGGATTTCGTCAGCGGTGGAGGTCGCCCAGGTCTTCGCGGCGTTGGTCGGCGTTACCTGCGTCAGGTTCATCAGGCCTTTAACGTTCAGACCGGAATCGCCGATATAAACCTGCTCGTCCGTGTCCATGTTCCACTTCAGCTGCATACCGTCGTACTTCTGCGTGTCGATCGGGCGACCAACCTGCGCAGCTGCCTGCAATTCAGGAACGGTCCAGCCAAGCTCCATACCCCACAGTGTGAGCGGGAAGCCAGTTTTTGCGATGTCGACGTTAAGTCCAGCCATCGCAGTCGCGGCTTTGCTCAGCCAGTTTTTGCCGTTGGCATTCGGCGTACCGGCAGCAGCAAAAGTGGTGTTAGTGAACGAGCTGATCTCATCAGCAATAGACACGTCTTCACGCAACTGGATATCGCGCGACCAGGTGAAATTCACCAGCGGCAGATTCAGTGTCTGATCGAGACGCTCCAGCTCATGGACAAGAAAGGCACCAGTGCCGTCGACTGTCGCCTGGTCAAATGTCATTGGCATTTGCGATTTCCTTAAATATTGAAAGCCAGCTCAATGTTGCCGCTGGTGTCGCCAGGGCCATTGAAGTAAGCATTAGTGATCTGGACGGTATTCGAGCCATCAGCGGCGGCAAGGAACGCGCCGAGAGGGCTTGAGGCGGATGGTGTGGCCACTCGCATGTAGACCGGGCCATGCAGCGCAACGCTGGATGCATCCGCGCCGATGTTTACCGTGACGTAACCACGGACCAGGCAATCGCCGGTGAAGTTTTTACCGCTGCCTACCTGCTGGACTTTATCCGGCTGGCTGGCGGTCGGATACGGACGAACGTAAATGCCCACCAGCACCGACGCTGTATCGCTCGCAGCGATTGGCACAAATTTCCCGGAGGAAATCTTGCCGCCAAGGCCGTAAGTGGGGAAAAGGTTGGAGGAGTCCAGCAGTTGAGGTTCAACCGTCAGATCCTGCGGACGAGAAATTGCCCCGGCGATGCCCGCTGGCATCCGGTAAAGAAATGTATTACCCATTGGTTAGCCTCGTTTAGACCAGAATTCCTGCGCGGCCTGATTCATACCGGCAATGGTTTTAACAGTAGTGGCAGTCTGCGTTTGCAGGCTGTCGACGGTTTTGGTATTGCGGTTTTTCGCCAGCTCAGAAACAGCCGTGAAAGCCATATCTACCGTGGCTTTTTTCAGCTTACTGATATCGGCATCACCGACAATAGAGCGCACCAGAGATTGATCTGCAGAGGCGAGCACCTGACGCTTGAATGCTGTCGGCTTCGCCTTCTCTGGCAACTGGATGCCTGGCTGAATCAGATCGGCACGGTAAGCGGCGTCGCCGGTAACCTTACCCTCTTCTTCCTTTTTCTCCTCTTCGTCCTCGGCATCGCCGGTACCAGGAGCAGTTGCCGCAGGCGTGAGTTTGGCAACCGCCTCAATCAGCGCCTTACCCCATGCAGGAATCTCTTCCTCGCCATCGCCGGTACCAGACAATGCCGGGCCGGGAAGCGGATTTTGCGGCGCAAGGTTAATGATCACTCCGCCTGGTGTCATAGAGGTCGATACATCGTTATCGCCCATGACATCATCAGGCGGGTTGTCGATAAGATTCGCCATTTCGGCGGCATCGTTGGTTTTACGGGCCTTCAACAGCCGGGTAACCCAGTTTTTAGTAGTGCTCGGCATAGCGTCTCCCAATGCACAACGTGAACCAGCCCGCCCGTTAGGGACAAAGGCCAGATGATTACCGGTTATCGCGTACTGCTCTGCGATGCCCGGCGAGATTTGTCGGTATTCAGCGTCATAACCGCAGCTCACCTCTTCGTCGCCGTTCTCCACTGCCTGAATGGCCTCAGGCGTTTTGGCAATGACGTCCGCCAGCAGCAGGTCTGATTTATCACCCGCGCCTCGGCGAACGTTCTGGATGTGCCCGTTAGAGAGTTGCCGCCAGTTTTCTGGCGTGACGAAGATGATGTTTCCGCTGAAGTCTTTGGGGTGGCCTATCGTGACGGCCATACCCTCAAACGATGCGATAGTGCGCTCGCTGAAAACTTCTTCAGGCGTGCGCTGTACGGTTATGAGTCCGTGGCTATCAGGCTGCAGGTCAGGCAGCTCCTCAGCGCCATATACCTGCTCGCCAGTCCTTGCGATCGGGACGTCCTTAAACAGGACAGAGCCATCAGCAAGTTGAAAGCGAGTATTACCCAGGCGGGTTTTAAAGAAATATTTCATGGTGCCTCGCTAAATGAGCGCGGGGTCGGAGTTTCGAATGAACTCACGTAGCAGCGCCTTAACCTGGCGGACGTTACCGCGACCTGTGGCTTTTAACTCTGAGAGCTCGCCAATGGCGCGGTAACGCGCGGTGATGCCGCCTATCGATATTTCGATAACCCTGCGGTCGCCGGCTCGCTTTGATTCGATATGGACCTTTTTCATTCTTACCTCTTCGGGCAACAAAAAAGGCCGCTCATTGGCGGCCTGTTATTTTACAGGGTCAGGTATTTGCACTTCCGACCAACACTTGCAGTTAGGCAGGCACCCGGCGTGTCCGGTCATGCCATCGAGCGTTGGCGGGCTATCCCAGCGCACAAACTTATCTTTCATTTTTCGGTGTGATGGCCTGGTGCCTGCACCTTCAATGCGCCACCAGTACCCCTCAGAACCAACGGACAGCGCCCGAGCCTGAGTCAGTGCGCCTGTTGCCCTCCCTATCTCAGTGCGGGCTATCATCCGCGCCCTGCTGGCTGCCACGTCGCCGGACTGCATGATCATCTCGTAAAGCTGATCTGGGCGCTCACCATGGATGACAGCTTGTATTGCACGCTCCTGAATCTCCCTGACACGTCCGGCCGCCTCTAATGGCAGAGACTTCATGTAGCGAATCTGGCGGTAAACAATATCTTGCGCCACCATGCCGACTGGAGTGTTACTAATCACGTCACGCAGACCAGCGGAAATTTCTTCCGAAACAGAGCGCCACTGATTCCACTCTTCTCGCTCCACCTGGGCAAACATCTTTCGACCGACCATTTCGGCCCAGTCGTCGATCACCCAGGAGTAGTCAACAAGCGATTTAGCAATGCTCTCAGCGCTTGCCTGTGAACCATCGTAGGAACCCGTGACGATTTGATTTATCTGGTCGACTATCGCCAGTAGGCTTTTCTGATACTGGACCTCCGATCGGCGGCGGAGGGCTGGTTTCAGATTCAGTCTCCTGCCACTGTTTCGCCGCATTCTGGATATCCTCATCGCTAATTGAAGCACCGATGCCGGTAACGTCAGACAGTTCGCGCAAATCGGTCAGAGCAGCAGCCGGCGACATTCCCAAATCACGCACAGCGGTTGCCAGAGCGGTAGTTGTGTTGGTTGCCACCGTGGAGCGATCGGTGTCGCTCATCTGCCACAGGGGGTTAAACTCAAAGGTGAAATCTTGCGGCAACGGCTCGCCAAACTCTGAGCGATGCAGTACATCGAATAACAGGCGGATGTGAGGCCGTAAATCTCGCTCCTGAAGCGTTCCCACGTCGTCGTAGTAGTTCGCGAGGTCAGCGTCACCGGTTGAAAAACCCTTCGGTGACTGGCGGAACAGGCGGACAAGAGGAATGCCAACAGCACCCGCGATATCCTCTTTAAACTCGCTAAGCAGGTCAGACAGGCCCGCGAAAGAATAGGAATGTGTTTCAAATTCGTCCTCCGAATCAAACAGGGACATACCCTCGTTCGTCTGGTACTGGCGGACCATTTCCATATTCTTGATAAGCGCTTCAAACGCCTTACCGCCCGTGGCGATAATTTCACGCAGCTTTTTAATCTTTGCCGTTCGCAAATGCGCCTTGTAGGCAAGCTGGGCGGCGCCGACACTGGTGCTATCATAGGAGGTCAGGCGATCGAAGATGCGCTCGACAATGGACATCCCCCACTCGTTTTCGGTGATTTTCTGCTGGTACGGCAGTTTCACACCATCCATACGGATCAGGCGGCTGTGGTGAACAGTCCACGCAGGAAGCCCCTGCGCCGTCGTCACGATGTCATAGAATTCAGGCTTGCCGAGGTTAGGGCCAAGCGCCTTAATGCGCCTGGTGAGCTGTGGGTTAATCATCCAGCGGTCAAGTACAGCCAGACCTTTAAAGCTGCCCTTGCCAACCTTATCCAGCACCAGCGGCGTCAGCGGTGCCTGACCTTCAATCAGAATCAGCGCCACCGCCCCGCCATACAGCCGGGACCATTTCAGCGTCTCGTTGATGCAATCCCAAAGCTGAAGCTCATCGAACCGTGATTCAAGAATGCCACGGCGTTTCGGGTCTATCTCACTGGTGATCCGCACGCCCTTTTTGGTCATATCGTCCGCTTTCGAATCGACTGCGGCGCCAATAATCCAGGAGGAACGATAAGCCCACTCGATGAGTAGGCGGTTGCGGCTGGTATAGTTCGCCCTGTAGGTCGATGCGGCATGCTGGTTAGGCTGCTGCATACCGACACGGGCAACAAAGTTATCGTACGAATCCGCCGTGGCGACTCGTCCTGTTTTCTTCGCCATGGTGACTATTCTCCGGCTTTTTTTGGTACTCGTGGCGGATAGGATAATTTGTTAAAAAACGACCCGATTTAACATAATGACTGTTACCCGCACCAGCCGGATCCCTCCCATGATGAAATGTCCGCCAAAGGCTTATTTATCGGGGTTAAGTGGCTAAAAGCGCGTGAATAAAACATGCATAAACAGGGTAGAAAAATGAATAGCGTGAATTTTGCGTGAAACGGTTATTTCCAGGTATTTAGCTGTTTCCCAGCGCTTCCCAGATATCCATTGCCGTATCGGTTGGAGCAAACGCCATGATAAAAGCGTCGGCCACGTTCGGCGATGGCACATCACGCTTGGCAAGGTCTTTTTTGCTTTCCACCATCACACGCCCGTTTTTGTCAAAATCGCGGTGTGGGGTGGTAAGTTCCAGCTTGAGCTTTTCCAGCAGCGGGCAGGATGAGTCGATGCTTATCAGCTCATCTACCGGGTACTGCTCGCCGTTCTTTACCGCGTTGAAGGTGTTACGGAAGCGATCCGCTACCAGCCACCAGGCTTGCGCTTTGAGGTTGGCGAAAAAATCCTTGTTCGGGATGCCAATGTATTCGTAGTCCGGCTCATTCACACCAGCGCCAGCGTTGAAACGCTGATAGTTGATGCGGGATGCGTTCATGTTTTCGCGCTTACGATTCTCATTAATTTCTGAGAATTTCGCGCCAGCAGATGCCCCAACGCCGATTGAGTCGTAGACGATATCAGCATCGCGCTCCAGTGCTGCCTGATACGTACGCTGGCAGCTCTTCAGCAATTCGTCTTCTTTCGCCTTCCACTCATCCGCCCAATACACGACGGAGCCGTGGCGATAGACGTTAGCGCACTTATCGGCGCCGCTATCGGCAACGTCGAAGCCAATACGCTTGCGCCCGCTTGGCTCGAAATTAAGGACTTTGTGGGCGTCAACGGCCGCCTCAATCCATGACAGCTTGATAATGGCCGCATCATCATCCGACTCTGGCACGCCTTCGTAGACATGCTTAAACCCATCCGGATCCCGGCGTTTAGCGGCTTCGATAACCTTCAGCATGGTGTCGGACAAAAATGGGTTTTCATCGTAGTTGATTTTGCGTATCAGCGTATCTTCTGGCGGATCGACCACAAAGTTACGCCACACGAAATCAGTCACCAGCCCGGGGTTAAAGATAAACCAGCACTCTGAGCCCTCTTTACGGATGGTAGGCTCCAGTATCTTCCACTGGTATTCCGTCAGCGCGTGGGCCTCTTCAAGCCACAGAACGCTGATACCTTCCAGAGACTTAATCTCTTCAATGTTGCGCCAGAGCCCATAAAAGACGAATTCAGACCCGGTCACCCGGTTAATGATTTTGTTGTTCAGAATGCGGAAACGATGCCGCAGACCAAAGCGGTCAATCTGAATTTTGAGCAGGGTATACACCGACTCTTCAATTTTGTTCTGGATCTGACGTGCACAGCAAAAGCGCAGGCTGTATTTATTCGACAGAAATATGGCTATGCCAGCGGCATCCCACGATTTTGACGATGACCGGCCACCATAAAGCACTTTGTTACGCGCCTGCGTCGTCCAGAAGCTACGCAGGACCGGATTCAGCGTCGGTTTGGATGTCAGAGTAGAAGTCATTGAGGTCACGCTCTCCGTTGCCATCATCAATACCTGCATCACGGCGAAGACGATCGGCCTCCAGCGAAACCTTGTCAGTAGCAGCCTTGCGATAGTCCGTATCAGCAAATATTTTGCCTACCGTCGCAAGCGTGCCGACTATGGACTCAATACGAACGGTATTGCGCATCATCGCCTTCTCGGCGGCGCTGATATTTTCCATCAACACCTTTCTTTCCTGGTCCCCTTCAGCATCATCCAGCTTGGTCAACCACCGGCCAATATTCTCTGCGGCGACAAGGTTGTTAGCCCGAAGGCGAAATAATTCGTCTTCGAGTGTCAACGCTTTCGCGTCTTCAATGACCTCATCTTTAAGCAGAAGGCGGCGGGCGTAACCACCGTGTTTTAACGCCTGCTGGTTGCCGGGTTGAAATGGGTTAGTCGGCGGATCGGTACGCACCCCGCGTATCGGTTTCGTATCTGGTGGAGGCTCGGCTTTTGGTTGCGTACTTTTTTGCGTGCGGCCAGCGCTGGCAGGCTTTTCGCTGGTACGCGCCTTACTCTTTTGCGTACCACTTTGCGTACCATTTTTGCGTACCTGCGTACTGGCCTTGCGTACCCAATCAAACTTTTTAGCCCTCTTCCTGATAGCCCCTTCAGTAACGCCGTATTGCTCACCTATATCACGGAGGCTAAGGACTCCGGCCCGGTATGCCGACTCGATGGCCTCCCAGTCCGGTGTTGCCATATTAATCTCTTGCTTTAACTTATCATTATGCATACATTGTATTCTTGATTACATTGTATGCGAGGTTTGCCGATGATTTCCGTGCGTTTGCCAAAAAATATTGACGACCAAATTGGCTACATTGCCTATAAAACAGGAGAGACTAAAAACTCAATTATCTGTAAAGCTTTAGCTTTGTATCTGGAAAATGTGCATTTGGCTTCAACTCCACTGCCTGAGGGTTTTCAAGAGGAATCACCAGAGGATATGGGCGCTGTGCTTTCTGAACTGGAGGAAAATAAGCGCAGTGAATTCATCGACCAAAGTCTAGAGATTCGCAAATGGATTAATGACCGCATGATTTGGTCTAACAACCCGAAAGATTTAAGTGGAAACCCAGTGGTGAATCGAGGACGTAACTTAGTCATTGGTTTTCAATGGCCTGACTGTTCGTCCGGTGACGAGATTATGCTTTTTTATCGTCATTTAGGTGGAGCATCAATCTATGGGTTAGGAGATGATCAAATTCGCGCGACTACTTACCAGAAATGGAAGGACAGCATGGTGGTGGTTGATATTAAATAGAATTCACCTTCAATTGGTTAAATGCATTTTTATTAAATTTAGATCATCATCAGGCGCACTCGTAAATGCGCCTTGTGATGTCCTGCTTATGCAGCAGTTTTGCTTTCAGCCACCGGGCCAGCAACTGAGGTGGCTGTAGCAGCCGGAGCATCAGCGCTGGCAGCCTGCGCGGCCTTCAGTCGCGTCTGCACCTCTTCCTCAATTGCATCAGACTTAGCCTGCGCTTTTGCCTTAATGTAATCCCGGATTTTTACCCAGCCACCGGCAATGAGATACAGTGCGGAAACGATGGTCGAGAACCACAGCATGATAGTTTCATAAAAGGTCATTTCATTTTTCCTTAGTTAAGACATTGCTCTCTGATGTACTGTTGAAGACCGGCTATTTGCTTTCCGGCGGTTTCGATTCGACTTCTGAGGGTGAAATAATCCCGTTGAGCGGAGTCAGTAAGTCCGGGGCGGTCTGCATCATCCACGCCGGTGGAGCTGGTCGGGCTGCTGCTTCTGTTTTTGGGGCAGGTCGCGTTGAGCTGCAACCGACGCTTACCAGAAGCAACATCACGCTCAAGCTGATCGATAGTGGCTTTAGCATCTGCCAACTCTCCAGTGTATTTAGCATCCAGCGCAGCTATGTCACGCTGGCGGGTTGTCATATCGGTGATGGTCTCGTTCGCAAGGTTTAGCTCTTTAACCTTCTCGTCACGCTGCCTTTTAAACTCGGTAGCGTTGTCGTGGTAGTGACTGGCCAGCCACCCAAGGCAAACAACCAGGCAGATCACAACGGCGCTGATAATTGCTGCTAATCGGCTCATTTTTGACTCCAGAGACAAACTTCGCGCTCAATCTCGCGGCGAGTTACCAGGCCTTTCCACTGTTTGCCCTTGGCATAGGTCCAGCGGCGCAGCTGATCACATGCACCTTTCTGGTCGCCCTGGTTGATTTTGCGCAGCAGCGTGGAGGTCTGGAAGTTTCCGGCGCCGACGTTATAGGCGAACGAGTACAGAGCCCCGCGCATTGTCTCGGGGATCGGCTTCTGGATGTATGGGTTAATCTGGCGTGCGACGGCGCTCAGGTCTTTACTGAGAAGCGCACGGCATTCAGCCTCGGTGTACTTTTTGCCGAGCATGATGTCTTTGCCAGTATGGCCATAGCAGACAGTCCAGACACCTACCACATCCTGATAGGGATCGTATCGCACTCCCTCAAGACCATCGTTCCCGGTTGGGCCTGTGATGAGCGCAGATGCAATGGCTATGGCGCCACCGCCGACGGCAGCAATAACGCTATTCCTCAGTTTTGGTGTCATAGCCATTGAGCCGATCCTCGCGTTCTTTCCGCCGGTAGTACCAGTTCACCCCACAGGTGGTAATGGTGCAGGCGATACCGACAATAATTGCCCAGTCACTCAGGGTCATCCCCGCTATTTTGTCGGCCAAAATCCATACCTCTGCCTTAACTGCCCCGGCATACGCCTTTGCTGAGACACCGCAGCCCGTCAGTGCGGTCCCGGTGCCGTATGAAAGTCTGCTGTAAATGGTGCTCATTTTTGTCATAACCTCACCTCCGTTGATGACGGATGGCGCTGTGCGTAAAGGGGAAAAGAGGCCCAGGCCCTGCGGGCTGATTTATCAACAAAGCACGTCGGGGATGATTCCCGAGGGTCTGGGCATGCTCAATAAAAAAACCGCTCAAGGCGGGAAGAAATACCAAGGGTAAAAGCGACGGCGCGGTAGCCGTAATGGTCCCAAGGTAGAGGGATTGGAGCATCTGGCGGGGATCGAACCCGCATATTCTGGTTGGAAGCCAGACGTAATTACCAAACTACGACAGATGCAATCTGGTTCAGGGCTCTGCGCGGAAGGGCTTTAACGTGTCGTGCAGCACGTCTCTACCCAAGAGCCCTGACCGGATTGCAGAAATGACAAAGCCCAAGGGGGTTAGCCTTGGGCTTTTAATTTTTTCTTGCTGCTCAGTTCGCTTTAACGTCCCGAGCCTATCACAATTCAAGCACTTCCCACGCAACTATTCAAGTAAAATCTGTCGCTATTTGTGCCAAATGCATCACACATTGGTGCGTAAAGCATCGATTCCGCTAAATTTAGCCAAACATCGATCCTGCTCTCGCAAGTCCTCAAGCACCATTCTGGATGCTTTTCGTTTAGCTCTTTTGCCATCGACTTCTTACTCATGCGATAGACATACCGATCCTTGATTAGCTTATAGAGAGCTTTATTCCCGGAGCGCACAAGCTCGGCGCTAAGCACTGAATCAATTTTCAATCCCTCCTCGTCAGTACAAAACGCCAGGCCGCTTTTATTTTTACCGCTGAGGATTTCCTTGAAGAAGGCTTCCAACTCAGGTTTGGTAATGCCCGATTTCTTCATACGGCGCAGTGCATCATTGATGGCAGTTTTCGTTATCTTCCCGGATGCCAACAGCTGGTTAAACATGTTGCCGCCGCTACCGCCTCCAATGTATGACCAGCGGCCCCACATGCGCAGCTTTCCCTGTATCCAGATGCTTTCCAGCGTACGGAGGCGAATCATTTCACCTGACTTACCAACTTCAGAAGGGTTGATCATACATTCACCTCATTTTGGGTATTGCTCTGGCCAGCAGCAAACTGCGCCAGTGACATAAATGCGCGGCCCTTATCTTCAAGCACCGCTCGATTGATGTAACTAAACCGCTCGCCAGCCCATGACTTATCAAACACGACAATGGCGCCAGCGAAAAACGCACTGGTCGGCCTTTGTTTGTCGTCGGCTGGCTTAAACCACTCGGGCAGATCGAAACCAATTCGCCCACGAATAAAGCAGACGTGATCCGCATCTTCCGGCCACCACGTTTCGCTTGTGGCTGACTTCACCAGGAAGACATAGCGACCGCCCTTCTCTCGTTGCGCAGCTGCATAGTTCATGATGTGCGTCATGCCAGTGATGGCTTGCTTTTCGTGGTACTGAGAGCGGCTGTAAGGTGGGTTTCCGTAAGCTGCACCACCGATTGAGGAAAGCATTTCCGACCAGTCCTGTGTCAGTGCGTTATCTTCTGCCGTGTACCAGACAGGACATTTTGCGTTGCTGTCGTCTGCGAACAGGTCCAGCATCAACGGGCCAAACATCGCGTTAATACCCCAGAAAAGCAGGTCCGGAGTTCGCCACTGGTCGCCGACCTCTTTCAAATAGTGATGGGGTGCTGAACGCAGCGCCGTAAGGGCTTCACAGTAAAAATTAGTCATTCACGGTCTCCCCTAACTCCAGGAGTACCTGACTCAGTAACTCAGCCTCAGTACCGAACTTTTCTTCCCATGACTTACGGCCAGCATGAATAGCAACGCCGTAGCCTCCAGTACGGTGATGGGCATGGCATAGCGGAATGACATGGAAGTTATCAGCGCGGACAGATAAGCCAGTACCAGAGCTGCAGTGATGGATTTCAGCAGGCGATTCGCCGTAGTTGAGGTTCCGGCATACGATGCAACCCAGCGCAGCTACGCGGCTCAGATGGAGCTTTTCAGCCTTGGTTTTGGATTTGCTCATATCGCACCGCCCTGGTGCGACAGACAAGCAGAAACACCAGCGTTCGTGATAGCCGGTGTCAGGGGGTAAATCTTTTGAGGGTGTTTCTTCTGCGCCATCGGTTTTTCTCCGTGGCACAGCAGTCGATAAGCTGGGTTGTTCAGGCCCGCTGTTATTATAAATCAGATAGAGAAATACAGGTAGTGAGTTTTGCGTTTGCCGTCAGACTTTTAGAAAAGAAAACCCCGCCAGCGCGGGGTCTTATTCAGGAGCTTTTTCAGCGACCTTGTTGTGAACTTCCCACAGGCTAATGCCACAACTTGCGCAGAAGTTAGCGAGATAATCCAGACCGGACCACTCGCGAATCCCTCCGCGAGCAGCCTCTACAAATACCGCTATCTCCTTACCGCGCCATAACCCGAACAATCGCCAGCCGCCGCCATCAGGACTTTTTACGGCGGCTATGCGAGTCAGTACGCCGGTCTGATACAGTTCAGTAAAGGCGGGTTTCTTTCTGGTTATCATTCGCATAAATACAAACCTGTGATTTGTTGATAACAAATAGCGTGTTTGCGTTTTATTGTTTTATCCCCTGCTCTGTATTTTTCAGGTCGTTTTCTGCGAAGAGGATTGACGTTCTGGCAGCGCGTAATCTGGCCTTTGCGTTTTTCTCTTCGCGTTCGAGGTTGGCGACGGCTTCGCGCAGCTCATCACGACGGTTATGAAGCTGCTGAATCTCTCTCACCACAGCCTCGCCATCAGTCGCGCACTGAAGAACGTACTGGAATGGGTCAACAGTGCAGCCGCATTGAAGGCACAGAATGAACCGCCCTTTCTCATCGACTTCGACGGCTTTATGCTTGCAGTGTTGCTGCCTGTAGTCCTTTCTGTCGGTTACGGTGATGTTCAGTAGCTTCTCTTCGTCGCGCTTTGGCTGCACCAGAGTGATGACGTTGTCGCTGTCATTTTCCATCTTTCACCTCCTGCGGGGCGGCCGGCAGCGGCATCCAGTGAGTTGGCGTCCATGACGCGCCGGGGATCAACCAGCCGCTACTCTGCGCATCAGGGTGGCCAGGAATATACGTTGCCCATTTGCAACACCACCGCGGCTTCTCTCCCCACCAACGCCCGACCAATACCTCATGACGACTTGGCGGCATCTGCTCGCTTACCGGAATCCATTTACCCGGCACGGTAGCGGGTTCACTGCCGGGTGACTGCGGGGCGGCTGCGAGCATGGCGGCGCGGCAGGCCTCCTTCCAGAATTCGGCAAACAGGTCATATGCTCCAGACAGATTAGACGCAGCATATGCCCCAAGCTCACTATTCAACTGAACGGAACGCATCATTTCTGGAGTCATTTCCTCCGGCACTACCGGCGCTGGCTGCTCTTTGATGTGCAATCGCGGTTCCCCGTCTTTCGGCTCCGGCCATTCGCGCTGCTTGTTTACCGCCAGCTTATCGATCATCGCCTGGGTAATCTGATCATCAGTGATGCCAGCCCGGCGCTGAGCGTCCCACAGCAGGAACTGCATATCAGCCCATTCTGACAGGTCGCCAGGCTCGGCAGCGGCTTCCAGTGCTTCTTTGCTGAGGTGCTTCAGTGGGCCAACCGGGCTGACATTGCCGAAGGTAGCCTGTGACCACTCGGAGTGCTCTTGTCGTACCTGGTCACGTTGACGCGATGGGGCTGGATGTGTGAATAACAGAATCTGGCGTCGTGGATCGGCGCATTCACAATCCTTTCTGGCCAAGGAAAGCATTGCTGCATAACCGTCGCGTTTCAGGTCGCTTAATTCCTCAGCGTCAGTCCACGCCACCGGCTCGCTGTCCATTGCGGCCTTGCGTCGTTCCTGTAGTTCACGCAAGCCATCAGCAGCAGCCAGCAGGTCTTGAGCTCCACGAACGTTTGTCCACTTGAGATTGCAGGCGTAATGCTCCAGGCGCTCGATTACCAAGGTAACACGTTCGTCTGTTAACTGGTTATTGGTCATTGGTTGGCTCCCCGAAATAAAATTGCCTGCTGAAAACCGATTAAGAACCACAGCCCATCTGCGCGCTGGCTCATTTCGTACCAGTCCTCTTTGTTGAGGTCTGAAACGAGGTTGTCGCCACAAATGCAGATATCGGTACCGCGAGGTTCTGAGTCGTAAACGGTTCCCGGAGTAAACCAGGCAGGCTCTGTTGAGCTGACGCATATCATTTTTTTTACGCCCATCACTCAGCCTCCACCTTGATGCCAGCGGCGGTCAGCGCTTCCCTGAGTGCGACTTGATAGGCTTCGGCGTCATGCTCACCCCAATCGCTATTGAAACGCTCATGCCTGAAGTCTGGCAGCTTCACGGTGCGGGACTCCAGCTCGGCGATGCGCGACCTCAACATAGAAATAGTGGTTTCGTAGCTCTCCGCCATCCCGGCCACGCCAGCGGTGTTTTCCGCCTGCGCCTTCTCCAGCGCCTCTACCAGCGCGAGAACGTTGGCAGGGTTAGCCAGAGCGATGAATTCGGCATTACGCTGCGCCGTCTCATCCCATGCCACATGCCCCTCGCCGTCGTATTCCTCACAGATGCAGGCGGCGTCACTGTTGAGCGAATCAAAGAGGGTTTGCCCGTCAGAGCCATAAATTGCGTATGAGGTGAATCCCTCCACGCAGTCATCGCCAGACCCGTAGCATCCTTCGTTTTTAACTTCGTCGGCCCACCATTCGCCCGGAGTCGCTTTCTCTGCAGCGGCCTTCATACGTTGCGCCAGTTCGGTGATATCAGTCATGGCTGGCCTCCCCAAGCACCCAGCGCAGAGCCGCAGCATAATCGCCAGTAGCACCTTCGAGGGCTTTTGTGATTTCTTTACGGGTTTTCAGACGTGGCTTAGTTTCGCCAAGCACAGCTCGCTGACGCCTGGCTTTTTCATGGCCGGTTGTGCCAGCAGTTGCCGCTTTGATTTCAGAGACCTTCTCCCGCTGCTCTTCAGGGTTAAGCGATGCCAGCTGACGCGCCTGGGTAACGGTGACCGTTCCGGACTCCACTGCATCGCGAACAGCCTGGGTGGCATCCAGCAGTGACAGAGTTGCGCGTACGGTTTGGACACTCACGCCAAACATCAGCGCTAAATCGTCCTCGTCGTGCCCGCGCTCCAGCGCATCAGCCATTTTCTTGGCTCGGCCCAGTGGCGTATCTGCCTGGCGGATTTCGTTAGCACTTACCATCGCCTGCGCCATGCGAACGGCTGATCCGCGTTTAGTTACCGCAGGAACCAGTAATGGAGATTCACCCTGTTTAACCAAGCGCTTATTAGCCTCCAGGGTATGACGCACGCGCTGACGACCATCCACCACACAGGCCAGCCCGCTTTCGGGATCTTTCCAGACGATAATCGGCTCAAGAACGCCCTGGTCCATGATGTTCAGTACCATTGCTTCGCTGATAGGCAGGTGGATACGCTCATCGTAAAGCGGGTGATCTTTGTCGGTTACCAGATGCAGTTTTTCTGGTTCGAACATCAGAACGTTGGTTTTGCCGCTGGCGCCATACGCGTCGATCGAGTTTTTAGCCATTTTTCACTTCACCTTTTTTCTGTTCGACCTGCTGAGACCATTTTTCAATCAGCCGGATTTTCGATTTGCTCATGCCACCAGCCCAGTAGCTATCCTGTACGCGGAGATGTCCGTAAGGGCATTTCAGGGCCCCGGAACAGGCGCCAGCCTGGTAATCCCGAAAATAAAACTCCGCAGCTGAACCACAGACCGGGCAATCAGGTATCTCTCGCATCACCGGGTCACCTCGCGGATTTTCTGGAATTTAGTGCCGTGGTGCGGATTGCCTGGGTTGGTTACCTTCGAATTCATAAACCCGGCGGCTACCAGACGTTCGCAGCGGTAACGAGGGCGATCAACAAAACCAGCCAGGGACTGCCACTCGAACCAGACGCCAACCGGCACCGACTGGAGCAGCTTGATATCCAGCGCTGTGAGTTTGCTGGTTACCGCTACGGGCTCGGTGCTTCCACCCGGCATCCAGTAGCCATTCAGGTTTTGCGCTTTGCCTTCTCGCTCCAGCACCATCAGGCGGGCCAGCATTTCAGGTGCTGTCAGGTCGAAATAAACAGCCAGCTCACGGCAGGTGACCTTCTCCAGCTCTTTCAGCACGTCAGTAATTTTTTCCATCAGAGATATCCTCACGGTTAAATTTGTTAGCCCCGGAAACCTTTCGGGATGTCGGTATCGAGTTTGCTGCTCACACCGAACGAGCTGCCGGTTGCCAGGTTCGCCGGGCATAACTTCAGCGCCAGCTCCTGCCATTTGCTGCGTAGGGTTTTCACGGATTGAACTCGGGAGCACCAGAACTGATCGCGCTGAATGCGCTCAATCATGGTGCGGATTTGGTCATGGCTGCAGCCGTGCTCCTGGCGCAGCATGCAAATTTCTTGCGCCCAGGCTGAGAAGTTCGGCTCTCTTGGTTTTGCCAGAGTGCCGTCGAACTCTGCTGCGCGTTCGTACAGCTCGATGATGGTCGACCAGAACCACGTAGCGAGGTCGAAATCGTCATCGGTAGCGTCAGGAATGACTGCTTCCAGGATGGCGGTTTTCTGAGTCGATTCAGAAAAGTTATCCACAGGAGAAATCTCTCCCGAGTGGTTTTTAAGATCTGTTTTAAGATCTGTATTTTTAAGATCTGTATAGAGATAGGATTCGGCGTTTGTGCCGTTTCCATTCGGCGTTTGTGCCGAATCCTGGATATGGCGTTTATGCCGAATGCATTCGGCGTTTGTGCCGTTTGCATTCGGCGTTTGTGCCGAATCCAATTCTTTCAATGACTTATTCCGATTCGGCGTTTGTGCCGAATCCAGTATTGCCGGGAAAATCTTGTGCATCAGTTCTTCCTGGTCGATGCGGTAGTGCTTCTTCGGTGTACCGTTCACCTGACGGGTATCTTCCTGAATAACGCCGGGCAAATATTGCTCAGTGATTTTGTAGATAGCCCTTCTAACAACATCACCTTCAAGAACACGAACCTCTTTCGCGAGCGCCGCATGCTCCTTGTAAAACCAGCCATCATCCAGACTCGACTTACCCGACCAGAACACCAGCTGATTGAGAATCGCTGCCAGCAAATGCTGCTGCCTGTCTCCTGCAAAGAAATCCAGATACGGGCCGGGAATCGTTATGCAGTTCCCCTGCCCTGACATGGCCTGAACAATTTCAAAGACCTGATTGCTCATACCAAAACCTCATTGTGTAGCCGTAAAAACTCACGTAACCCCATCCAGCCAACAGTTCCGCAGGCTTTCCGGTAGGAAACATCTTTCTCTGTCGCAGTGAGAACCGTCACCATGTGCCCCTTGTGTCTGTGCTGAAAGCGGGAGCCGGCCTTAGGGATACCATTACAGGCAATATCCCCTTCGGACGGCTCATACACCGGATAAGCACGTTTCAGACGAGCAATCAGCTCAGCAGCAGACTGGTTACACATGGTTGAACCTCGCTTAGTGAATCAGCGTGTTACCGGAAGGACCGCCATCAGCAATCCGGTCAGAGATAGCAATCATTGCGCCGAACAGCGCTTCCATTTCGTCGTCCACCCGTTGTTTGCGGTGAAGAAGTTCGCGGAAAGTTTCGGAGTAATAACTACGCACCCGCGCCAGCAGCAACGGCGGCATAGCCCGCTCAATCGCCGGGAGAAGCTGCGCAATCTTTTCGATTGATGCAGGTGAATCACTTTCAACCCAGCGGTAAATCTTCTGTACGTTGAGACTCAGCGAATTAGGGTGGCTTTCGTCGTACAGCTCAGGGGTAGTCATACCCAGCGCGAAATACGCATCGACAATCGCCGCCACCGGCGTTTTACGACCACCTGGATAAAGCGCCCAGGCATTCAGGGCTTCACGAATACGTTCATGCTTGATTTTCATAATTCAGACTCCTTCTGGTTTCTTAGGCAAAATCACACCTTCAGGTATTCCACTGATAGGGGTGGGATGCAGATCCGGGCGCAATTCATGTGGAGTCACTTCCCAGCCCATTAATTGACAAAGAGGTATGACTCGATCAGCTGGAACCCTAGTGTTTAACCAGAGAGATACTGATTGCTGCATACACCCAAGGCGGCGACCGATTTCAGCCTGAGAAAATCGCTGAGTAATTTTGTTTCTGAATTCTTTTTTCATTCACTAAACCTCCAAGTTAACGAGGTAGAGATTACAAGAGTTAACTGTTAAGGGTCAACAGTTATTTCTTGTGATGATAAATACAAGGGATACCTGTAAAATTCACCCATGATGAAAGCGATAGAAATTTCAATGTACCGACTGAGTAGACTCCTGAAAGAAACTGGATGGAGCCAGGCGGAACTTGCCCGTAGGATTGGAGTAACACAGCAAACCGTGCAGCAGTGGGTTAATGGGAAATCCACACCCAAGCCCACCAGCATTGATAAGTTAGTGGAGGTAACTGGATATCCTCCTTACTGGTTCATGCTGCCGCCTGACGACGGTGATCAGATGGTGACCCCGGATGCAATGAAGTTAGGCCCTATGCAGTTGGACCTGCTTAAGACCTTCAATGCATTCCCGGAAGAAGACCAGCAAGAGATGCTCTACGAGATGAAAGAGCGAAAGGAGAGTATGGATAAGACCGTTGCCCGGTGGCTTGCAGCCCAGAAAGGCAATAAAGCCTAATATTCTATGCGACCTATTGCACTACATACGCTTTACAAACAACCAGAAAAAGAAAAGCCATACTGCGTTAGTTAGGGATATAGCTAGCGCAACGGTGGATAACATATCCGAAAAACTATACATATCCGGCATGAGGATATCCTATTGGTTTACAGTGACTTGGTATCAACGGCTGCCATGATTGTAGCTTTGATTGCCGTTCCAGCAAGCGGTTATCTAAGTTATCATTATGCGATAAAGGGCGAAAGGCGCAAAGAGTTCAACGCCGTTGCTGATGCCATTCGTAAAAAACTAAGGGATCAGCTTGATGCTGTCGAAGCCGGATATTACCCAAGTGGAACAAATAGCATTTCCGAAGGTGAATTTGAGTATTTTTTAGACCTCCACCCACGGCAAAAACGCGCACATGCCCGTGATTTATGGCAAGAATATCAAAGAGTTTTGATTGAATGCTTACACTACGATGAAGACAATTTTTTTAAATTTATCAACAAAGAAGGATTAAAATCGGCCATAGTAAAATTACTTCCTGTCACTGAACGCCTCTGACTAGCTCTCCACCGGCGTTACATCGACCTTACTCTTCCAGCAGCTTTACAGCCAGTTCCATCACCTGAATCTGGTCTAAATCCCACTTATCCAGCCCCTTTGAAATCTCCGTTCTTATCACGTCAGCTATAGCCACCCGTTTGGTTTCATGGCCTTCGGCAACCATCGCAAACACGACATCCCCGACAATGCGGCACATTTCCTGATAGCGTAGTTGCGCAATCTCTTCGTAATCCATGTTCGTAGCCTCTTTGGTGTTTTTATAATCATACAACCCCTCCTAACAGCAAGTCTGCGGCATGAGCCATAAAAAAATAACAAGAAATTACTGTTGACGATAACAATAAAGACTTGTAGATTTACCCCATCAACACCAATCACCGCACAGTGGTTGATAAGCAGAAAACGTTCCGCCACCCGGCGATAAGGGCTAACTAACGAGGTGAATATGGAAAGCAAAGATCTGGTAGTGATTAACGGTCAGCTATGCAGCAAAGACGTTGCCCTGCTGATTATTGAGAAGGTTTTACCTACCGTTCTTTTGGTGGTGGCGGAAAAGGTGAAGGACAGGCGAACTAATGATGAAGTGAAAGAAGCAGCCACAACCGTAGTTGAAGCCGCTATCTCAGCAATTAGTTTGAAGAGCCTAGTTGCTCCCAAGTCTTGATCGCTTGCGCACTTTCCTCTTCCTCACGCTTTGTAAGCAGGGAGAGAAAATCAACCTCAGAGCGGTCGACTTCATAAAGGAACTCTTCAGGGGTGATTTCTTTGGGTTGAGTTGATGCGTAAACAACGGCCAAAAGCCAAGCCTTATCATCTTTATTCATGATTTACCTTTGCTGGTTGTGTGAGAACTCCAGCATACCACCGAGCCTGAAGTGGTGAAAAGACAGGCAAATAACAGACCTTGCAATGCAGTGAATGCGGCTATGCGCACGCGGTTCAGTTAAAGCAGTACCACTTGTTTCCCGAAGTGGGGTGGAAAGAAAGCTGCCGATACCAGTTGTTAACTGGCTGGTATCACCGGGAGGCACCCGGCACTGCATTGCAAGGTCTGTTGGTACTCAAATTCACATGACAGTGAGGGTAGCAAATGATCCGCGAACATGAAGTTCCTGCATGGCACCGGTTCTGCATAAAGGTTGCCTTGTTCTTGGCTGTAGTTGTCGTTATCAGCTTCCCATTCTGGAGTAACAAATGAGCAAAAACGGCATTCGTTCCCTGTTAATCGCGCTGGCCATCGGATTGGTTTTCTGGAGTGGGCTGGCTGTCGAAATTATGTATATCAAAGGGGTGTTCAATGGCTAATTTACTGCATGGCAACCCAGCGTTTAAAGCGGCACAAAGCAAGCTGGCTATTGCGCAATTTATTGGTAATAGTGAAATGTGGTCAGAGGCTTTTTCCTTAATGAAAGATATTTATGAGGAAGCAAAGCACGCAGAAGATTTTATGTTTTGCGGTCGCGAAGAATCTCTCTCAACCCTGAAATTCAATGACGTTATTTTGAATTATGACATGTATGGCAATTTGATTTCTGTTAACGCAGATTCTGGCAATGCACGTTATAAAATAAACACAGAAGTTTCTTACTAATACCAGCACTTTTTATTTAATGCCTTAACTGGCAGGTATAAACACACATTAAATTTAACCGGAGATAGATATATGGAAGAATTAAAGTTGCACTGTCATTGTTGCGGCGGTTCTTTTGCTCGCGATGAGCTGCAATATCGCCCATCTGGCAGGGGTGCTTATCGGAGAGACTTTTATTTCTGCCCGGTATGCAATGAGAAAGAAAAGCAGAAAATCGCCCTCTCCGCTGCCGCTTCCTCGTTTCGTAAAACCTTACCATCACGCCCCGGACACCTTGCCCACAAGCGCTGGTAGGTGACGGATGATAATCACATCCAACCGTATTCCATCGCATGTAAATGAAAAGGCATCGCATGTTCTGAGCTTGTACAGCAAGGGAGATATAAAGCCATGCCGAATCAAATGCGGGAATTTAAGTTTAAAGATTGGCAGAAAATGGCGCTTATTATCCCGCAATAACGGAACATGCTGGGAAGTTATGAGCCATGAAAAATACAATCAACTCAAAGACAGGAAAGCACAATCATGAAAATAGAATTCAATGATCAAGGGTCGGATTCAGTCATCACATTAACAAGCACTGTATTTGAATTCCGTCTTCATAACCGCGTTGTTGATACGGCGCTATTTCTTGCCCCTTCCGTTCGTGCTAAGCGTAGCGGTTTCTTTGTTTTAAAAACGGTAATTACCGGTAAAACCTCTCACGTACTGCGTGCGTATAAAGCGATTAAAGCGGAGGCATCACGATGAAAGAGCGCGGGATGATTTTCAACTCTGAAATGGTACGGGCCATCCTCGACGGTCGGAAGACGCAGACCAGGCGGATTATGAAGGTACAGCCGGAATCCAACCAGCTTGGCTTGCTGCTTATCACTGACTCAACCAAGCACAGTGACATTGGCAAATACCATTGGGCGGAATCTAACGCTACTGGTAACCATGTGCGTTCAAAGCTTTTCTCATCCCCGTTCGGCGCCGTCGGCGAACGTATCTGGGTGCGTGAAACATGGGCGACCCTGGGCAATGAAGAGGGTTGTTATGTCGATTGGGAAGATAATCTTTGCAAAGGAGATGAGCGCTCAGCGGCAAGGATTTACCGCGCCAGCTGCGAGCAGAGACCAGGTGATTACGGCCTGTGGTCTATTCCCGATGACGCCTACTGGAAACCACATACCAAAGAGCACAAGTTCGAAGGAGCATGGCGCCCGTCAATCCACATGCCGCGCTGGGCCAGCCGCATTCTGCTGGAAATCACCGACGTGCGGGTTGAGCGGCTGAACGCTATCAGCGAAGAGGATGCGCGAGCAGAAGGCATTATTGACGGTGGCTGTCTTAATTGCGGGGAACCTGAGCCATGCGGATGCGCCAATCCAGAGCCTGACGCTACCGATGCTTTTGCCTACCTGTGGCAATCAATCTACGGGCAGGATAACTGGAATGCTAATCCCTGGGTTTGGGTTATCGAGTTCAAGCGCGTTGAAGGCGGTGCAGCATGAGCGCAGAAATCATCGATCAGGCCAACGAGCTGGCAGAGCGCCGGCTGGAAATGACCATCCAGAACATGCGCATCAACCATGCGGCAGTCTCGGCTACTCACTGCCGCGACTGCGGGGAAGAGATACCCGAGCGGCGCCGGGAACTGGTGGCGGGATGCCTGCGCTGCGCTGATTGTCAGGAAGAAGAGGAATTACGCGGTAAGCATCGGAGGTGATGGATGGAATCACATAGCCTTACTCTGGCCGAAGCCTGTGAGTTTCTGCAGATATCACGTCCTACGGCCACTAACTGGATACGATCAGGCAGGCTTATCGCAACCAGAAAAGACCCAAGCAAACCAAAGTCACCATACCTCACAACCAGACAGGCATGCATTGCGGCACTAAACTCGCCGCTGCATACTGTCGGAGTGAGCGCGGGTGATGCACACAAAGAGGATCGAAAATGTCCATCTTCCGCAGAGGTGAAATATGGTACGCCTCGTACTCGCTCCCGGGCGGGAAGCGAATTAAGGAATCTCTTGGGACAGCGGACAAGCGGCAAGCTCAGGAGTTGCACGATAAAAGAAAGGCCGAACTCTGGCGAGTAGACAGGCTCGGCGACTTTCCTGAGGTGACTTTTGAAGAAGCATGCCTCCGCTGGCTGGAAGAGAAAGCAGACAAGAAATCGCTCGATACCGATAAAGGCCGGATGGGATTCTGGCTTGAGCATTTCGAAGGGGTGACGCTAAAGGATATTACCGAGGCAAAGATTTATGCCGCGGTTAGCAGGATGCAGAACAGGAAGGCAAAGGAGATATGGCAGCAGAGGGTTGATGCTGCAAAAAGGAAGGGGAAGGAAGCGCCAGCATTTGAGGCCAAGCCCGTAACAACATCAACCAAGGCTAAGCACCTGGCGCTGATGAAAGCTATCCTGCGCGCAGCTGAGCGCGACTGGAAATGGCTGGAGAAAGCGCCAGTCATCAAGATACCGTCAGTGAGAAATAAGCGCGTTCGGTGGCTTGAGCATGAAGAGGCGAAAAGGCTGATTGATGAATGTCCGGAGCCGCTGAAGTCGGTCGTTAAGTTTGCGCTGGCGACCGGCCTCAGAAGGTCGAACATCATCAATCTGGAATGGCAGCAAATCGACATGCAGCGTCGGGTTGCCTGGGTTAACCCTGAGGACAGCAAATCAAACCGCGCTATTGGCGTAGCGCTTAATGATACTGCCTGTAAGGTTCTGCGCGATCAGATAGGGAACCATCATAAATGGGTGTTCGTCCATACGAAAGCATGGCATCGCCCGGATCGCTCATTAACCCCATCTGTAAGAAAGATGCGCGTTGATGACAATCGGGCGTGGAACTCGGCATGCAAACGAGCAGGAATTGAGGATTTCCGTTTCCATGACCTGAGACACACCTGGGCAAGCTGGTTAATTCAGTCTGGCGTTCCGCTTTCTGTGCTTCAGGAAATGGGTGGTTGGGAAAGCATCGAAATGGTCCGTCGATATGCTCACCTGGCACCTAACCATTTAACTGAGCACGCACGTCAAATTGACTCGATTTTTGCAGAAGATGTCCCAAATATGTCCCACAAGGAAAATTCAGTGGCTGGAGGAAGTTGATAAGTGATTGATTATTAATGGCACGCCCTACAGGATTCGAACCTGTGACCTACGGCTTAGAAGGCCGTTGCTCTATCCAGCTGAGCTAAGGGCGCCCTGAGAAGCGAGTGCTTCGCGGAGTGAAACGCGTGGAATTATACGGTCCACGTCGGTTGAGTCAATCCATTTTGCCAGGAAACTGCGGGCTTATACGACGCTGGCGAAATATCCCCCACCAACTGTACAAGAAGCATACCGCTGGGGCTCATGCGCGCGTAAATCGACTCAGTGGCCAGGCGCAACGCACCAATAACCATGTAATAGCTATGGTCATAACAGGCTAAATTAGCCTCAGACAGGATAAAACAGCAAACGAGGACTGACAGCGAGGCCCGCTTCTGACAAAATATCCTCATCCCCCTTTCGTAAAGATACAGATGGAATCCTCTCTCTGATGGCAGCAAAAATTATTGACGGTAAAACGATTGCGCAGCAGGTACGCTCTGAGGTTGCGGAAAAAGTGAAGGCTCGCGTTGCGGCCGGAAAACGCGCCCCTGGGCTGGCCGTCGTGCTGGTCGGCAGCAACCCGGCCTCGCAGATTTATGTCGGCAGCAAGCGCAAAGCATGTGAAGAAGTGGGCTTCGTCTCCCGCTCTTACGATCTCCCGGAAACCACCAGCGAAGCCGAGCTGCTGGAGCTTATCGACACTCTGAATGCCGATAAGACCATCGACGGTATTCTGGTTCAGCTGCCCCTGCCGGCAGGGATCGATAACGTCAAAGTTCTCGAGCGCATCGCGCCGGATAAAGACGTCGACGGCTTCCATCCTTACAACGTTGGCCGCCTGTGCCAGCGCGCGCCGCGCCTGCGTCCGTGCACTCCGCGCGGTATCGTGACCTTGCTGGAACGCTACAATATCGACACCTACGGCCTCAATGCGGTGGTCATTGGCGCCTCCAATATCGTCGGTCGCCCGATGAGCATGGAGCTGCTGCTGGCCGGCTGCACCACCACCGTCACCCACCGCTTTACCAAAAACCTGCGCCATCATGTCGAAAACGCCGACCTGCTGATCGTCGCGGTGGGCAAACCGGGCTTTATTCCTGGCGAGTGGATTAAAGAAGGGGCGATTGTGGTCGATGTCGGCATCAACCGTCTGGAAAGCGGCAAAGTGGTCGGCGACGTGGTGTATGAAGATGCCGCCGAACGCGCGTCCTACATCACCCCGGTTCCCGGCGGCGTTGGCCCGATGACCGTCGCTACCCTGATTCAGAACACGCTGCAGGCGTGCGAAGAGTATCACGACGTTGAGGAGGCCTGA